AGAAGGAGTTTCAGGAAGTAACTCTTTATTAAAATCCCTGGGATTTACATATTTACAAGTAGATTGCGTTAAAGATGTGCCAATGTATAGTTGGATTAAAGCATCGTGTAACAGGACTGATTTGTTTGAATATGTAAGTGAAGAAGAAAGAGAAAACGATATTATCGTAAAGTTAAGGTTACTCTAGGTATTTATTATGACCTCAAACATGACAAAAGATTTAACAGGTGGGTTAACATCCACAATCATTAAGTAATTATGAAGATAGAATCACCCTGCATAAACAAGTGTAATTTAGAAAATGATTACTGCACAGGATGTGGTCGTAGCTCTACAGAGATTACAAATTGGACCTGGTACTCACAACAAAAACGAATGAGGGTAATACATAAGGCATGGCTAAAGAAGAAGATGTTGACTCAAAAGCAATGACAGAAATCAAGGCACATGAGCGTGAGTGTGCTGTAAGGTGGGATAACCTTAATAGACGACTAGAAGAGGGCGATAGGCGTTTTACTAGATTGGAGAGCTTGATAATTGGACTATATATATTACTTATTAGCGTTGGTGTTATTGACCGTTTCATTACTATGTAAGGCAAGCGATGCAGACATAGGAGACTTTTCTACTAACCAACAAATCAATGGTGACAACACTACAACCACAACAACAACTGTAAACCAAAAAGGACAACCTGTTAGTACAGCAGTAAGTCCTTCAGCACCATCGTACAACCAAGATGTATGTACAGTGTCTAGTGGTTCTGGTTTGCAATCATTACAAATTGGTTTTTCTATATCTAATGTAGAAACTGATCCTATATGCCAAGCGTTAAAACTTTCTCGACAGCTGAGTGATTTAAATCTCAAGGTGGCGGCGGCATCTGTACTTTGTCATGCATCACCTTTGGTTTTTCATGCAATGATGGATGCAAAAACACCCTGCCCTGTTCACGGACTTATCGGAGAAGAAGCTATTGAACATTATAAAAAAGAACCTCATCATGTTCCTGACCGCCCTACAGTTTATCGTAGTGACAAAGACAAGCGGTCAACAGAACGATTACGACATGACAGATTTAACAAACGCCACAAATGATATCAACGAAATGATAACTACGCATATCCAAGGCTTCATGGGTTTAACAACTATGACAATGCCTGATGGATCGCTAATGATTCTAGACCCTGAGACAGGTGATGAATTTAAGTTAACGCAAGATCAAATACAAACTTTTAATGATGCATATGCAGATGGACTTGTTAACTCTACACCAGAGGCTTTAGCTCTTGTTGAACTACAGGATATGATTGACATTGAGCAAAATGAATATGAATCGCAAAAAGATGAGTTACAGGAGGCGGCAAAAGAGATTGCTAGTGTTACCGCTGTAGCAGATATGTTAGTTACAGGAGACCAAGAAACTAAAATCGCTGCCGAACAATATGCAACTGATAATGATTTAAGGGCTATAAAACAAGATAGTGTAGATAGGTTTAATGTATCTATCTCTGGTATGTTAGAAGCATCACGAACTAAAAACATGTTAGAAACATATGCATTAGATAGTGTAGTAATAGATACTATTGCAAATCAGTTTATGTCAACAAACACAATAATGGATTTCTTTAATAACGCTACCGTAACAATTGATGCATTGAATCATACGCAGTTAAATTTTCAGTGGGAGCAATCATCAGTTGGTGTACAAAGTGAAATGTACAGTATGTATAATATCGGTAACAACACAACATTAGAGGAGTACTTGAGATAATGAAACCACAAGAGATGGCAGTTTGGATTGGTATAGCTTCAAGTATTGGAGGTGTAGCTGTAGGCTACGGTAGTTTAAATGAAAAGGTAACTAGCCTTGAGAAAAGTAGTGACCCCACACATTTAGAACAAAGATTAACAACATTAGAGGTCAGGAGTGAAGATGCAGATCTTGGACACATTAGTAAAGAAATTGAAAGCATTCGTGGTAGCGTTAAAAACCTATCTACGCAAGTTACAAGTATTTCTATCCCAGATACAGCTAAAATTAATTCTAGGATATCAGTACTTGAAACAAAAGTTGAAAACATTGGTGAAAGACTTCAAAGTCTTGGTAAAAAACTTGATAGCATAAAGGATAGTAACAAATCACCTTTATAAGGAGTGTATTATGCCTAGCCCAAGAAAAGGCAAAGCTAAAGTTAAAGTAACAGCTAGTGGTAAAAAAGTTTCATATGGTCAAGCAGGTAAAGCTAAAGACGGTGGTCCTCGTGTTCGTGCAGGAACATCTAAAGGTGATAGCTATTGTGCAAGATCTATGGGACAAATGAAAAAACATCCTAAAGCGGCAAAAGACCCCAACAGTCCTTTGCGGTTATCTCGTAAGCGTTGGAAATGTTCTGGCTCTAAGTCAAGGAGAAAATGATATGCCATATGGAAAAGGTACTTACGGAAACACTCGTGGAAGACCTCCTAAAAATAAAACTAAAGTTAAGTTAACAAAAAAGAAGAGAATGAATAGGAGTAGAAAGTAATGGGTAGAGGTTTATATGCAAACATCCACGCCAAAAGAGTGGTGAGTCGATGAGAAGTGCAGGAGACAAAGGTGCTCCAAGTGCAAGCGATTTTAAAGAGGCGGCAAAAACTGCGAAGCCTAGATCTACATTTAAAAAACGAGTTACAAAAAAGAAGAGTTAATCTTATGAATTATGAAAGACTAAAACAAACTTTACGCAGGCACGAAGGCGAAAGGTCTGAAATTTATAAATGCTCCGCAGGCTTTCACACTATTGGCGTTGGTCACAATTTAGATACGATGCCTTTGTCTGGTAGGGTAATAGATTTAATGTTAGACGATGACATTGAAATTGCTATTCGTGATATCAAAAGAAACATACATTACTTTGATGACCTCAGTGAAGAAGTACAAGAGGTTTTAGTTAACATGTGTTTTAACCTTGGCGTTACAAGATTAATGAAATTCAAAAAGATGTTTGAAGCAATTGAAGAGTCAGATTGGTCAAGGGCGGCTGACGAAGCTTTAGATTCAAAATGGGCAAGACAAGTAGGCAACAGGGCTGAAGAGCTTGCAGGTGTTTTACGGAGGCAATCACATGCTTAACCTAAGTTCTGTTTTATCCGCAGTAAGCGGAGTTGCAACAAAGTACATGGAAGGTAGGCAAAAGAAAGCTGAAGCAAAAGCTAAAATAGAGTCAGCAAAAGTAAACGCTAAAATAGCTCGTATAGAAAGACAAGCAACCATAGAAGCAGATTATGATCTTGAGGCTTTAAGACAAACCCAATACAGTTGGAAAGATGAGGTTGCCTTGGTTGTAATCTTAGCTCCCTTTGTTGGTTCGTTTTTACCTTGGACACAAGATGCAGTAGCTAGAGGTTGGATACACTTAAATGAACATGCTCCTGATTGGTACACTTATGCATTCTTAGGTGCAATAGGTGCATCGATGGGAATACGATGGGCAGTTTCACAGTTTGGAGGTAAGAAATAAATGAACACAGGTATGATGTCAGACATGGATTTAGATAAAATGATGGGGAGAGCATCCGCTTCAAATCGTCGCATTAACCCAGATGATTTACAGCTATTGACAGACAGAGGCGTACCGAAGTCTATTCAAAATGCATATCAATCAGGTGCTCTCAGTGACAAAGACTTTAATACGATGTTAAAAGGCTTGGGCTTGTTTATGAATAAGTTTGGACGGCTAGACGGTATAGACTCAACATTTGATCGACCACCATCACCAGGTCCTGTTAGACCTGTTGCTTCACCTATTCCTGAATATAAAGCAAGAGTTGCTCCTGAGCCTATGATGGATCGTATGACCGCTCCTGCCGTCCCTGCTCCCATTCTGAGGACACCTTCAGGTATTCCTATAGAAGATTATAGTATCTATCCAAACGCTCCCAAAGGGATGCTTACACGCTGAGAATCAGTATAAAAAACAGGCGTATTGAAAACATCGGTTTCCTAGTAGATCGGTGTTTTTTCTTGCTTTTCAGTTATTTATGTCCACCCTAGTGGTAGGGTTGTAATGTATATATAAACAGTGTTATAATCCAATTCCCGAAAGGGCAATGGACAAATAATCAACTTACTAGGAGACGGTAACAAAATGAATAAATTAATCAAATCAGAAATTGCAAACATAAGTGAGTTCTTTGGTGAGTGTGTAGCTGATATTGAGCTACCAAAAGGTTGGGAAGGTGTATTCAGAAACGATAGTTATGTAAATGATGTTGCTCCTTCTTTTATAATCAGACCAGATATAGCAGGTCTTAACAAGGTGTTAGATCTTGCTGAATCTGATGAGCTGATTGTCTACATTGATCACCCAAACAGACATGTGAGAGAGTTTCCTGAGCATCATCGCTTTAGTCTTTACTCTAGAAATGTTGATGGCGATCTTACTGCTATCGATGAGTACAAAGACTTAGCATCATTACTTAGTTTTTTAAGTCTTAGAATTGCTGATGCACTTGTTGGTTCTCACTTTGTTTTTGAGCATAACAATACTGCATATAGGTTAGCTAAGACTGAAAGCAACATACTCACTTGGTTTATCAAAATTACAGTTGATAATCCAAACGGTGATATGCCAACAAATAGAAAAAAGTACGAGTTCGAAAACATCATATTAATGTATACGCCAGATCTTTTTACAAACATGAATGGCTTAGACATGATGCGTATAGTTTCTGAGAATGTAGCAATAGAAAAAGCATTAGCATAACTGATGAGGCTTCAAATTAGCCGAAACACCTCGCAAGAGGTGTCTTATGCAAATAACAGGGAGACAAACTAAAATGAAAAACGATGAAGCAAAAGCAAAAATAGAGTCAGCAAAAGCAACTGCTAGAATGGCTCGTCTAGCAACTCTAATAGAAAAAGCTAAACGATTCGCAGAAGATAACTACGAATTAGGCTTTAGTGTTTTCGTTGAATGTAACGATGAAGAGGATTGGGTGAAAGAGGTAACAGACCATGACGGTAAACTTTTATCTTGGTCACAAGTGAAAGCTAGTATGAAAGATTATGTTGAAATGCGAAAAGAAATAGAATCAACCGCTTATTAATTCAAATAAAGCAAAAGGAGACGGCAAAAATGAATATTAGAACTTTTATTAATGAAGAAGCCCATCGCCTCTGGCATGGCAAGCAACTTAAAGACTCTCTTCATCAGCTATCAGTCTTTTGTAATCACGAAGGCTTTGGTGAAAGAGAGATATCTAATTTTGTTCCTAAAGATATTTATAACTTTATGGACACTCTTATTGACTCAGGCAAAAGCAAATCAACAGCCAACCGTTATCTATCAGCAATATCAAAAGTTTTTAATCACGCTACAGACATGGAGCTAATCGAGCACTCTCCTAAAGTTAAGTGGTTTAAAACAGATACTGCTAGACCTAGGTTTTTTTCTGATGATGAAATCAAAAAGATTAAAGACTTCTTTGCTAATCACAAGCACTCTTGGATGCGTGAGATATTTATCATAGGATTGCAAACAGGTATGAGGCTTGGTGAGATTGTAGAAATAGGTTCGTCAGCAGTTGTAGAAACTTGTAGCAAGACTCAAGACAAATGGTTATACCTACCACAAACTAAAAACGGTGATGC